AAATTTCTGTAGAACATCTTGTCAAACTCTAATATTTCTGGCATTTGTGTATATATTTAATGTTTATTACTTATAAATATTGTTTTTTAAAATTATCCGTTAAAACTTGCTCCAGTTGGTAAGATGTTGAAATCAATTTGAATGAATTCAGCAGTTTTAGTTGGTTGTAAGAAGATAGCTCCTGCTAATATATTTCTATCAATCACATCAGGTGTGTTGTTAGTATCATCCATTACAACTCTGAATGCGTAAAGTCCTTGTCTTTGTTGGATACTATCCAAATACGGATTAACGATGTTTAAGAATCGGTTTCTAGTTTCAGAAGTATTTTGTTCAAACACTAAATATCTAGATGAAGATGCGATATACTTTCTAACAGTCAACAACAATCTTCTTACGTTAATTCTATCCAATGCAGATGGTCTATCTTGCAATGTTTTTTGTCCGAATACTACGATACCTTGTCCAGGGAACTGAACGATTGGGTTTACTTTACCTTCATATAGTTCATCCTTTTCAGATTGTGTTAATCTGTTCAACAAACTAACTGCTCCTACTAAACCACCTCTATTTAAACCTGCTGGTGCGAACCATTCTGCTGCTACTCTATCGTTTGCTGCAAATACTCCAGGTAATAATACTGATGGTGGTATTGTGATTAGTTTGTTTGTGTTAACATCAATAGTTTTAACCCAAGGATAGTAAGTTGCTACCATATTTGAATCAATTGCCGAAGCTTGAGCGGTTGCTAATGAAATTGAATCATTATACGCAGTTGTATCTAAAATGTAGAAACAATCATTTCGTTGCTCAACCATATCCAATACTGAAGTTGCTACTGATGGGTGTAATCTTCTAATAACACCAGGAGTTACTACCATATTGATATCAAACTCGTCAACATTTGATAATGCTGCGATATGTTTAGCGTATGCTACTGAACCACTAGCAGTTACCGTTGATAAGTTAAATCCTTGTGAATTACCTGCCAAAATATCTGCTCCAGTCAAAATTTCAGTTGCTGGGTTCATACCATCAAATCCTTCTTGGAATGCTACAACGAATTGTGCTAAAGAAGAACCTACTGATAATGTACCACCATTTGATGCATCCAATCCAAATACAGAGTTAGAACCTACACCTGCTCCTGTCGGAATTGGCTTTAAGTAGATTGTGTTATCAGTATTGTTATCCAAATCTATACCACCATATTGTGCTACTGATGAGGTTAAGAATGATACTGCAGGTATTTTTGAACCAATTGCTGCTGATGCGGATACTGGTAAAGTATATGCTGCGTGTCCAAATGGAACCGCTTGTACAGGTGCCGATGTGTTTAAGTTTGCAACTCTAACATATTTTGAGTTATTTACCCAATCACCACTTTCAGTAATTTTACCTTCTGAATTGATTTCTAATTTTCTATCACCAATTACTCTACTGATATAATTAGGAGAATTTGGGTCTAAATTTACATTAGAATAAGTTTCTAATACTACTTTCTTTTTATTTGTATCAGCAAACTCTCTCACAACTACAGTAAATGTACCATAATCAGTACCGCTTACCGAACCTGCTGCTTTAATATTAGTGATACCAATTTTAACTTTTGTATTTGCTGCATTTCCAGCACCAATTGTTTCAAAACGGAATAAATCATATCTGTCACCAGAAATAGTTTGAGATTTGATTGTAGGTGTTAATGCCTCTTGCGCATCAAAAGTAAAATCCTGGTCACCCAATACATTTATAGAACAAGATGCGTGTGAATCAAAGTTTATACCACTATTTTTGAAATATCCATTTACATACGCTGGTTTAGCACCGAATGGAGATGTTCCAAATACTGCTTCAACATCATTTACATCAGTTAATTTTAAAGATGCGGATACGTTTAATCCTCCACCTAAATAAAAATCACCTTGTCCATCATTATCTGCTAGCGTTGCCGATGCAAATCCCGCATTTGAACCAGTAGATGTATTGAATAAAATTGCTGCAGTTGAACCAGATACATCGTATGTGATATTAAATGAGCCAGTTGCTTGATAACGTGTTGCCGTTACCGATTGAGATACAAATATTGAAGTAGGTGCTACTGTCAATCCACTTCCTTTTTCAGAAATAGTAATTGCCGTAATTACACCACCTGCAATTGTTACCGATGCCGATGGATTTGTTGCGAATGTACCACCTACAAAATAAATAGATGCGGTTCCCGTATCTGTTCCTGTCGATGAAGTATAATTTGTAAGAGCAGATGCTGATACTAATGTATCGATTTGCCCTAAATTAAGTGCACTAATCAATAATGGAGCGGTTTCGGTATATCCACCAACACCACCAACTCTACAAATTGTTGCAGTTCCTGCTTCTCTTAAATAATTTTGTACTGCTAATGGAGTGAGGTATGTACCATCTGCTGCTCCAAATAGTCTTTCAAATTCTGCTTGTGAATTTACGATTGTAGGTACTAATGGTCCTTCTTTAAAAGGTCCAATAAATGCTGCACCAATATCTGCTACCCCTTGTTGTAAGAATGAAAGGTCATTTTCTTTAGTAAATACACCTGGTGATACTATTTTGTCTGCCATTTTATATGCTAATTTAAAATTTTTATTATCTTAATATAAATATTAAAATTATTTTCAAAACAACAAATTACTATTTGTATGTTGGAGAAAAATAATCATATACTTGTGTAATTTCGGTTGATGTTAATACTCTATTATAGAATAGTGCGGGTCCTTGTTGATATGCCCCATTTTGTGTGTAGCCTGCATTTGTTCCGTTATTACCTACAAAAATGTTATACGATGATGTTGCTGCAAATGCACTTAATGCGATATTGCCCAAATTAGTCGTATCTAAATATATTGTGCTACCTGCCGCTGCCGATACTGTTAATGCAACTTGATACCAAACATTTGTAGATGGGGATATTACTTTTCCGTTATTATCACTACCTCTGCTTGTTGTAAATGTCAATTGAGTAATAGTTGCTTGTGTATCTAATGAGAATCCATAATCCACATCCGCACCTTTCTTTTGGAATAACCCAAACGAAGTGGAATTTGTAAATGCAGTTGCTCTTATCCAAGTAATATATGTCATAGCAGAAGTATCAAATTGAGTTATACCACCATTGATATTCGTACTTCTATCTTTATACCAAAATGTAGTAGCTCCTCCTATTGTGAAATACTTTTCTTTTCTACCTACACCATTATTATATCCAGGATTAGTACCAGTTATACCTGCTGCATTTTGAACACCTGCTGGTCTAACACCCGTATTATATCCACTTAAATCTAACCAATCTGCCGTTGTTGTTCCTGCAGTTGATGATGCTTTAGATGGGTCTAAATACATTCTCAATCCAGCAGATGGAATTGGTGGTTGTGTAGTAGTTCCTTTGTTATGTGATACAATACCGTTTGCTAAATAAACGTCAGCATTCTCCACATTTATGGTTACAATTTCAACATCTTCAATTATTACCTCAATATCAGTAATTTCTATCTCATTTAAACCTGTCACCGAATCGTATGTTACTACTAAATCACCTGGTAATACATCTTCAACATTTTTGAAACGATATTTTTCAATTTCACTATCCCAAACCCAAAGAGGGTGAGTTCCAGTTGATTTGATTAAACCATTGTTTAAATCATAATATCCACTTGCAAAGTTAAACACAATATCTGCTACATTTACTTCTTGATATGAACCAGATTGATTTTCTAACATATAGAATCTCCAATCAACTTGGTCTGATTCTGAATCCTGGCCTTCATCTGGTAAACCCGCTGGTACCCACGCTTTAATAGTATCACCTACCGAAAGGTCTTCTACATTTACAATAGTTCCATCCGCTTTAGTTATTTTTGTTCCAAATAATAAACAGAAATCAGGTTGGTTAATTGTATTGTAAACATCTACTGCGTATAATGTTTTAGTAGATGTTGAATTATAGCCAGTTGCTGCTAAATTATAACCATCTTCATACTTCATAGATAATACAGAAGATGCTTCTGAATATGTTGATTGAGCGATTGATGCAGGAGTTATTGGAAATGATGGAGATGCACCTAAAGTGGGTGAACCTACCGTAAAGTTTGCATTATTAAATGTTACTGAATAATTTGCCGAAACACTACCTACTTTACTTCCATGTAATGTACCCGCAGTTCCAAAAGAAAATGTTGCCGCTTCTTCTGTACTTTCTACAATGTAAGTAAAAGTTGGTAAATTTGGGGTTACAGAGTCTATTGCAAATGCGGTAAATGAACTATTAGATGCTCCTCCAGATAGTCCACCAATGGAAACTGCTTGAGATGTTCGGGCTGACCCGCTAACTGCTCTATATAAATTTCCTAATGATAAATTAGTTCTTGGCATATTCGTATGTGTTATTCTCCGTTATAAATATCTAAAAGTTTTTCTTTCCATACTTCTTTGTTTGAAAAGTGCTTTATCATCCAATTTTTAAGTTTTTGGAATTCTATTTTACGGGTTTCGTAACTATCCTCACAAATTAATTGGTAGGTTTTTTTAAATGTTTCCGCATTATTCGCTTTATATTTGTAATCAAGTGGAATATGCCAATCTTCATGTAATATGGGAAGTTTACCGTAATCCACTGCCTCAAATATACCATATCCGAAGGGTTCGTGCTCAAAACAAGAATGAGAGATTCCCCAATCAAGTTCATAGAACCTTTCTTTAAATTTATAATCAAATTTGTAAACTTTGGATTTTTCGAATTTGAATCCATATTTCTTTTTATAGTATTTGTTGAATGTTTCTGAATTTGTAGAAATAAATCCACCTAACCCATCCATATATTCAACATTCTTTCTACCTTCTACTCTAGCGGCGTATCCTATCTCAATAGATTTAGAAAGTTGTTTATTTTGTTTAAATTCATAAACATTTGGGATGTGATATAAATTTTCTGTTTTATACGGAAAATGGTATAATCCTACCCAAACTTTATTTTTAATTTTATTAATTAATTCGCTTTCATATTCCCAATTACCATACCAATGTAAATATTCATCTTTCTCCATTTGTGCCAATAAAGACACTTTTGTTAAATTATGGAAAATAATTGAATCAATCTTTTCCAAATTTTGATGAATAGCTCTGGTTGGAGTGTAATGGCCATGAAGAATATGTATTCGTCTTGCACCTTCTAATATTTCAATGATTTTATCTTCGGATGTTTCCCAAATATGGTCGATATCAATTGGAAATTCTTCATAGTTGTTAGGTCTATGTCTATGGAAAAGAAGAAGTGGCTTCACTTCTAAATGAGGAGCCACTTCTTTTATCCATTCGGTTACCCACATATCAGCACCGCTATTGAACCAAGGACCTCCAGCGGTGGTGTAGTAAACATCATACATTAATTATAAACCTTTATTTCTGCAATTATTTAAATCTATTCGTAATTGTTCTATTTGTAATTGTTGTTCTTTAATACCTTCAATTAAAAGGGCTACTAACTTATCGTATTTAACTGCTTTGAATCCACTTTCTCTTGTCTGAACTAATTGTGGTAATACTGCCTCAATTTCTTGTGCAATTACACCCACATCGTTTCCTTCGTATCCGTGCTCAACTTTGTTTTCTTCTTTCCAATCATAAGTGTTACCACTAATCTTTCTGATTTTGTCGATTGCGTTTTCAATTGGTTTTATGTTTTCTTTGAAACGAATATCAGAAGATGAGAATGCTACTATATCATTTGTTGCATCTATTCTACCTGTAGTTACTGATGCAGCCATACCGATACCTAATGAACCGAATTGAACTGCTGCAGATGTACCGCCACCCGTTGTAGATGATAATGTTACTTGAGATGAACCACTAACTACTGTTTCTGCATTTAATCTTGTTTTTACATCAGTTGCAAAATTTGTAGTAGAACCTGCAGTAATTTGAGATGAACCAGATATTACACCATCAGCATCCAACTTTGATTTAATAGTTGTATTAATTGAAGATGTAAATGATTCCAAATTAGCAGTTTCAATCAATAAACTTGCAGAAGTTGTTTCTAAATTAGTTAATCTAGTTAATGCAGAACCACTAAATGTTTCTAAATTAGCAGTTTCAATCAATAAACTTGCAGTTGCAGAGTTTAAATTTGTAATACTTACATCTTGTGAGTCATTTGTAGTTTTAGATGCTGATGCAGATGTAATTAATGAACCAGTAATAGTTGCTAATGCGGTGTCGTAAGCAGTAAATCCGGTAGTTGATTGTAAAGTTATTTGTGATGACCCACTTACTAACCCACTTCCATCTAATATTTGAGATGAACCAGAGATTACTCCGTTAGTTGCATTTATTGTACCATTGAATGATGTTGCAGTTGATGTTCCTATTGTTGTAAGTGAACCACTAACTTGTACTGAACCAGTAAATTCGTGTGTATCATTTCCAAAATCACCGAATTTATTTGAACCACTACTAAATAAAACACTTGCCGTTTGATTAACAGTTGTTAAATTTATAATAGTTAAATCTGTAATACTAGTTCCACTTAATTGAGATGAACCCGAAATTATTCCCGATGGTATTGAACTAATATTTGCGTATGTTATTTGTGATGAACCACTAATTACACCATCTGCATCCAACTTACTCTTAATGGTTGTGTTGATTGAAGATGTGAATGTTTCTAAATTTGTTAATTTAATATCTTGTGTATCATTTGTAGTTTTTGCAGTTGATGCTGAACTAATCAATGAACCACTAATTGTTGCTAATGCCGTATTTTGAGTTAATTGAGAACCACTAAATGTATTTAATGAATCTAATATTGCAATCACTTGCGATGAACCACTTACTACACCATTTGTTGCATTTATTGCTCCATTAAATGATGTTGCAGTTGCAGAACCTATTGTTGTAATTGAACCACTAACTCTTAATGAACCTGTTATTGATGTTACTGCTAATGATGATGTACCAAATGAACTATCACCTTTTGTAACTATACCCGCATCCAAATTTAAACCATTACCAATATTTGTTAAAGTACCTACTATGTTTCCTGCTGCTCCAACAAATTTGATTGAACCAGTTGAAACATAAATATCTCTCCAGAAATAATCTTCAGAACCTAAATCAAATGCGTTTGTGATTGAAGGGATAATTGATGAACTTACAGATGCTATTACATTAATAGTATCGGATGATGCATCACCAATTGTAATTGCTCCACCTAATGTTAAATTACCTGCAATATTTGCATTTCCAGTAATATCTAACCCAGAACCTGAAATTGGTCCGAAATTTCCGGTACTGCCTGTACCTGTTGCCGATAATACGATATCTCCGTTTGGACCACCGACTA